ACATCCGGGCCGCCGTCTCGAAGTCGGCGAGGGTCGATTCGCGTTCCTCGTGCCGCGCCATATCTTCCACGGCCCACTCCGCCCAAACTTCTTGCAGCCACTCCCGGCCTTTGCCGAGTACGTTTTCCCGAGCGTTGGCATACGCTTCCGCAGTATGCGACCATGACCACGCCATAACATTCACCCCCAGAGGAAAGGCACCCCAAATCAAGGCACCCGACATACCGCCGGCCGTCAAGCTCCGGCGGAGTATCGGAAGCCCTAAACGATCGAATCCACGAACAACCGCATCTTCTCCGCCAACTCCGGGCCGAAGCACGGCCACACACCCTCCTCCTCTTCCGAACACCGGGCCACTTCCCAAGCGATGTATTCCGGAACGTCGAACACCACGTCCCCGGCATCGTCCCACGATACCGATTCCGGCAGGCACTCCGCCAACCACGTCGAAGCATCGTTCCCCGTGGCGTACCGGTATCCCACCCAATCGAAAGCATCACGCTCCGCCTTGCTCAGCACGAGCTTGTACATACCTGCACCCTCCCAGAGTTATGCCGGGGGCTTGTGACCCGGCTTGCCGCATTACACCCGCCGTCCACCAGCGGGCCACTCTGCTCCCACCACTCAACCCACCAACACACCCCGCTTCATCAACCCACGCCGGATCACTTCCACGCACTTCGCCTTATCCGCTAACCTCGCCGTATACCCATCCCCATTCCGCAGCAGATTCCGCAGCACCCGACGCAGCACCGCCAACGACACCCGCCCCGACGCTATCGCCTTCCATCCCGCCAACGAACACCCCACCCGGCGACCCGTCCGGCTTCCCCTCACCCACACCACCCCCGGCTTCGCCACCGGAACCCACACCGCTTTCACGTTCTTGCTCATCTCATCACCCCTTGCGTCGTTCACCCCAACCCAACCCACAACCCTGTGCTGCGGTCAGTCAGCGGCGAATTCGACAACCAGCTTTCGAGGTCAATCTCCCGATTTTCTTCGCGCGCGTAAGCACAGGGCAGGCCAAGCCTTGCGGCAGGCAGAGGGGGCAGGGGGCTTGTGGCGGCCGGGACTTGAACCTCACCCCCGGGGTGCAGGCGAGGAGTTAAGAATAGACTTAGTAAGCGTAAGTGGATTTCCGGCTTGGGGATGTGTTGATTTCAGAGAAGCGTGGGGAGGTGGTATTCTTCGCTGCGATCTTGCCCCTTCAGGGCGTCGCTCTCGCTCGTGTTCCCGAGTCGTCTTACGCGTTCACGCGAGGAGGAACCTCGCGTTCTCTTGTGTCCGACGCGCCGTGAGGCAACCTCAACGGCTTCGGTCAGGTCGGCCGTTTCTGGTATTCTGTTTTGTCACTTTGGAGTTCGTCAAGAGGCAAACCGGGTGTGAAGCCGGGGGATGTGAACTGGCAACGGGTTATGGATTTGGGAGTGTGGAATGTGGGTTATATTGTGCCTGCAAAACTACCTGTCTGAGATGCAACGAAATATAACCGGAATTCGTTTCCAGACCCCCGGAGGGAGAGTTTAAGAGGTTTACTGGATAAATTTGCTGGCACGCGGACGGCGATTGTCTAGTCGATCTCCGAGGGTGGTGTTTGGCACTCCCCATTCTGGGCTATTCCGGCCCAATGGCAGGAATCCAAGGATGGATAACGGTTTGCGTCGATTGAGAATATCAAGCCGTGATTGGACTCTATTCGTTAACGAATAGGCTCTGCCAGTGGCTTGAGTGATGTGGGTTGTCGTAAGTCGTTAAACGTCGTTATTTCGTGGCGGTTTTTGTCTTGGCAGGCGAATTGGCGGGGGTAGACTTGCGGGTATGGCAGCCCCCTATGCGTTTGTTTTGCCGTTGCTCCGCGACATGCGGCATGTCTACATGCACCCGCCGAGCGAGGACAAGACGGAGGGGCATCGGAATCTTCGGACGTTGAAGGATGAGAACTTCAATCGGTTCCTCGCGCAGTTGCAGAAACTCGAAGCGGATCACCAGAAGAAAGTCGATGCGGGAAAAGCGGCGGTAGTCGCCAAGAAGGCGGCGGCGGACAAAGCCAAACTGGAACGGATGAAAGTCGAGGCAAAGGTCGTCGATCAACCGGCGGTCGCCTCGGCGGCCCCGGTACCGTTCGAGGATGTCGGGCAGGAGAACCTGGAACTCCTTCTGGAAACGGTTCTGAAAGAGGCGGGTGCCTGATGGATGTCGAACTCGGCAAGTGGATGCGGCACGTTCCGAAAACCTTCGTCGAGAACGTGAAGTACCGGCGGAACATCTTGAAGATCGCCCGGCGTTCGCCGTCGGAGCGAAAAGCCCTTCGGTTGGCCTGCGCGCAGGATCCCCTCTTTTACATCAACGTCTTTTGCTGGACATTCAACCCGCGGCTCAAGCGGAACAAGAACCTGCCGTTCGTGAGTTACCCGTTTCAGGATCGGTGCCTGAAGGCCATGTACTCGGCGATCCTCGATGGCCACGATTTAGCGATGCGGAAGTCGCGGGACATGGGGGCGTCGTGGATGTCGCTGTACGCGATGGAACAACTCTGGCATTTCCATCCGGGGTTCACGTTCCTGATTCTGTCGCGAGAAGCGGACGCGGTCGATAAGCCGGGATCGTCGGATGCCTTGTTCTGGAAAGTCGATTTCATGCACCGACTGCAACCCGACTGGCTCAAGCCACAGATCAAGCGGCGGAAGCAATCGTTCGTGAACGAAGACACGGGCAACTCGATGGACGGGGAAGCCTCGACCAGCGATGCGGCGGTCGGGGGTCGGCGGAGCGCGATCTTCCTCGATGAGTTCTCGCGGATGCCGAACGGCATGGACATCCTCGGCGGCACGGCGGACTGTGCGAACTGCCGAATCTTCAACTACACGCAATGGGAGAAGGGCGGGGCGACGCAGTTGGTGACGGACATGGCGAAGAAGGGGCAGATGAAGGAAGTCGTCATGCACTGGACGGATCACCCGGAGAAGATGCGGGGGGCGTACCAGTTCAAGAAGGAACTCGGTCGGGTCGAAGCAATCGACGAATCCTTCGAGTTCCCGGTCGATTACCACTTCATCATGGACGGCAAGATCCGTTCGCCGTGGTACGACGCCGAGTGCGTACGGCGGGGCCACAACAAGCAGGACATCGCCCGCAACATCGACATGGATGAAGTCGGGGCGAGCTACGGGTTCTTCGATGCGGAAATGATTTCCTACATCGTGGATCGGGATGCCCGCGACCCGTACTTCCGCGGCGACCTGATGAAGGATCAGGACTGCCGGGCGACCGGCGTGTTCAAGAGCGAACCGGCCCCGCTGTCTCTCTGGTGCCATCTGGACGCCGACGGCAATCCTCCGAAGGCCAAGTACGCCGTCGCTTGCGACATCTCGTGGGGACAGAACGCATCGAACTCGGTGGCGTCGGTCGTGAACGGATTCACCGGGGAAAAGGTGGCGATGTACTGCACGAATAACGTCGATCCGAAAGAGTTCGCCCGGCGGTCGATGGCCTTGGCCGACATGTTCAAGGATTACGGCGGCGGCGGGGCGTTGCTGTGTTGGGAACAGCAGGGGCCGGGCACGGTGTTCGCCAAGGAAGTCCTCGAAGTCGGGTACTCGAATATCTACCGCAAGATCGATGACTACTCGGGAAGGGAATCGCCGACGCCGGGTTGGTTCGCCAGCGTCGATGCGAAGAACCAGATGCTCTCGACGTACCGCGCGCATATTTCCTCGGGGGAGTTCACGAACCGAAGCAAGGAAGCCCTGATGGAATGCTTGGAATTCGTGACGACGAAAACGGGTGCTGTGGAACATGCGGCGGTGAAGGGGCAGGCCGATCCGACGGGTTCGGGAAAGAATCACGGAGATATGGTGATTGCGGATGCCCTTGCGGATATGATGGCGGACGTGTTAAACCTGCGGAGCGAGAAGGCCCGAGAAGGGAATGTGGAAATCAAGATCGGCTCGATGGCCTGGCGCTCGCAACTCTGGGAACAGAAACAACGGGAGATGCAGGAATGGTAGAGACATCGCATGTCGAATACGCCTATGGCGTAACCGCCGCGGAACTGCAAGGCATGGAGCCGACCAAGGTGTTCGCACTCGGGATGCAAATGGCAACCGCATTCGATCTGTTTCAGGAAAGCAAAGCGGGCTTCGAGATCTTAATGTTTAAGGATAATACCGAACGCATGGAGGATCTGTGCAAGCAAGGCGGTCGGACGTTATCCGCGGAACCGGAAGACGATTTCATTCTGTTCAAAGTGGGATCGGAAACAGCGATGACGGAGGCTGCGTAATGGTAGACATCATCCAACCGGAACTCTGCCGGCATTGCGGATGGCGACGGATCATGCCGCAGAAGAAGAACCTCTGCAAGCGGTGCTATCTGACGCCCGGTGTTCGTGCCTTGTACAAGTCGCTGCACAAGAACGGCCAATGGGCGAACCCCGGCGGATCGTTCGGGGAAACCTACAAGAAAGCGGCGGTTCCGATGCCGGTTCCGTGCAAGCCGGGGACGCCGGAAAAGGTCGAGGCGATGATGGCGAGGGCCGAGCGGCACGAGGAGTTGTTCCACGAACGCGACGGGGTCTGATAGAATCTCCGTAACCGAATCAGGGGGCGACCGTGGCCAAAGACCTCGATGACGAATACCAAGTCGGTCGCCTCGCTACGGCGATGCGGGCATCCCGGCTGGCGTTGCAGCGGTTCCGCGACGAGCGCCGCGAAGCCGTGCGGGAGTACGTCGGCGGCCACTGGTCGGCGGACGGCAACGCCAAGAAGGTGCCGGTCAACCTCCTGTCGATTTACACGCAGATCGTCGGTCGGTCGCTCATCTCGAAGAATCCCAAGGTCATGCTCTCCACGTTCAACCGCTCCGCGAAACCCGCGGTGTCGGCGATGGAGGCATGGGCCAACCGGCAGATCGAGAAGATGGACTTGGCAGGGACGATGCAACGGGTCGTCCTCGATGCTCTGTTCTCCATCGGCGTGGTCAAAGTCGCACTGGCCTCGCCCTCCGATTCCGCACTCAAAGGATGGCAGTTGAACTCGGGCGAACCGTTCTGCGAGCGGGTCGATCTCGACGATTTCGTGTACGACATCGGGGCCAAGGACTTCCGCGAAGTGACCTTCATCGGGCACCGATTCCGCGTGCCGCTGGAAACGATCCGCGATTCCAAGATTTACAACAAGGCCCGCAAGGATCTCACCCCGTCGGACAACCAGATTTACAACGAAGTCGGCGACGAACGGATCGGGGCACTCACCCGCGGGATGCTCGGGTCGAACGTCGAAGACTACGAGGAAATGGTCGATCTGTGGGAAATCTACCTGCCGCGGAAGAAAAAGGTTCTCACGCTCACCGAGTATTACCAGAGCGGGAACTTCACGGTTCTCCGCGAGCAGGAATGGGTCGGCCCCGATTCCGGCCCGTACCACTTCATGTCGTTCATGCCGGTGCCGGGTAATGCGATGCCGAAGGCTCCGATTCAGGACTTGATCGACCTGCACATCGCGGCGAACGAGAACTTCCGCAAGATGATGCGGCAGGCGCAGCGGCACAAGGACATCACGGTCGTCACCGGCCAGAATCAGGACGACGCGAACACGATCAAGAACGCCAACGACGGCGATGTCGTCATGGTGAAATCCCGCGATGCGGCAGTGCCTCTGCAAGGGCCGGGGGTCAATGCGACGGTCAATGCGGCGGCGATGCAGTTCAAGGAAATCTTCTCGTGGGTGTCGGGGAACTTGGATTCGATGGGCGGTTTGTCGCCGCAATCCAAGACGCTCGGGCAGGATAAGATGCTGGCCGAAACATCCTCGAAGCAGATCAACGATCTCCAGGAGACGACGATCAAGGCGACGAGTCGGGTTCTCTCGGCGCTGTGCTGGTACTGGTGGAAAGACCCGTTCAAGATTATGAAATCGACATACTCGCTGCCGAACATGCCGGACATATCGGCGGTGCGGAAGGTCACTCCCGATCAGCGGGTCGAGATTCCGTTCGAGGAATTGGACATCCACGTCGATCCGTACTCGATGTTGCATCAGACGCCGCAGCAGCGGGTGGGCCAGATCAATCAGATCGTGCAGCAGACGATCATGCCGATGATGCAGATGCTCCAATCGCAGGGGATCATGTTCGATGCGAACGCCTACCTGTCCAAGGTGGCGAAGTACCTCGACATGCCCGACCTCATGGAGATTTTGCAGTATCAGGAACCGCCGGAAAACGATGCGGCCACGGGTTCGCAGGTGGGCGGCGGTCAGGAGGAGATGGGGGCGAAACCGGCTCAGACGGAGCGAACGTACAACCGGGTGTCGATGCCGGGTCGGACGAACTCCGGGGACGCCAAGAATCTGATCTCCAGTTTGCTCGGGGTGAACACCGGCGGCAACCCGAACGAGACAAAGGCATGAAGCCCAAGAAGATCAAAGTGGTCGTCCGATGCCTCGGCTTTGGTTCCGAGCATACGTTCTCTTCGAGCGACCCGACGCGGTATCGCGTCTGCGACAAGTGCCAGCGGAAGATGAGCAACCAGACCTACCGGAGCCGGGGCAACATCCGGCCGATTGTTCTCTTGTACGAGAAGGGGTAATCATGGAAATCACCTGCGAAAAGTGTGGGGCCAGGCCGCATCCGATCCGCGGATGCCTCATCTGCGAGATGCTCTCCGCCGCCGCCCCGACGCCGTCGAGTCAGGGTTTGGAAACGTGGCCGCTCCATTCGGAAGCCCTCGGCGTCAATCCGAACCAGATCGAGAAGTTCACGGAGGACGCCAAGAAGAAGGGCGTTCCGGTGACGTTCGATACCATCGGTCGCCCGATCTTCGAGTCGCGGCGTCAGATGAAGGCGTACTGCAAGGCGTATGGGTTCTACAACAAGTCCGAACTTTAAGGGGATCGCATGGCATCGGAATTCACGGTCAGCGGTTCGCTTTCGTATCTCGATTCCGAGAACACGCTGGCGTTCCTTCAGCAGGTCGGGTTCACGGACAGCATCACGACGAAGCAGTTCGTCCACAACAAGCAGAACATCGGCACGACCGAAGAGGCGATCAAGCTCGGCGAACTCGCCACGATCGGATGGGCCTTCTTCAAGAACCTCGGATCGACGGTCTGCGAGATCCGCACCGGCACCGGCGGTACGAAGATCATCACGCTCCGGGCGGGCGGTTTGGCGCTGTTCTATTTCGGTTCCGGGGTGACGGCCCCGTATGCGATTTCGACCTCGTCGGCGAACCAGGTGGAGTATGTGATCTTTGCGACGTAGAATTTGGGGACTTGCACTTTCGCAAGTTCCGCCTTACAAACCACATAGGAGTGTCAATCCCATGTCGAGTCCCAAAGTGGCAGCGACGACCCAAGCCCCGGATTACGCCGACGACTTTTCGGCGGGCCTTCTGGACGAAAACATCGAGTTGGCGAAGCCCTCGCCAGCACCGACTTCGGCGGTAAACAAAGCCGAGCCGACACTCCCGGCCCCTGCTGCCGAAGTTGTCCAGAAGAAGTTCACCCATTCGCGTCTCATGGCGAATCTCGCGTACCAGGCGGGCCTGACCGATCAGGACTTGGAAGAAACCAGCCCCGAAGAACTGAAGAACTACCTCGATCACCTCGAAACCAAACGTCGCAACCAACCGGCGCCGATCAATACGCAACCCCCGGAAGAAGAGGACATCGACCTCGGGCTTCCGAACATCGAAACCTACGACGATCATCTCGTTGCGGTTTTGAAGAAGCAGGCGAAGACCCAACGCGATCTGGAAAAGCGTCTGGCCGAACGGGATCGGGCCGATCAGCAAGCCGGGACGATGAACGCATTTCAGCAAATGGATGCCGCGTTCACCGAACTCAATCAGCCGGGGCTGTTCGGTTCCGGCCCGATGGCCAGCGTGACGGACGCCGGGATCAAACGACGCCGAACCGCGGTGGTCGCCTCGATCCAGCAAGATCCGCCCAAGGCGGCGAATCTCCGCGAGGCCATCCGTCTGCGGGCGATGGAACTCTTCGGCGTCGAGGCCAAGTCGGCGAACCAGCAGCAACTCGAAGAAACGAAGAAGCAATGGAATCAAGGCGGCGTGGCCGTCCCGACGGCGCGTCAGCCCTCGGGCAAGCCGAAGGGCGAGAAAGCGGCGGTGGCGGCGGTGGCGAAGATCATCAGCGGCCACTTCGGCGAAAACTCTTTGGATAGCGGAGGGGAGGACGAAACGGAAACTTTGCTCGGGTAAACAAGCGGCGGAACCATAACCACACGAGGAAGAAATCATGGCTTTGCAAGTGACTCAGATCGGCGACATCGTCCAGACCACGCTCAACGAGTTGGGTCGGTTGAAGTTCACGGATATCGCGTCCGACCTTCGCCGGCACATCGCGTTGAAGCGGTTGCTCAAGACCAACAAGGTGATGTTCGGCGGCGGGAAAGCGATCCAGTGGGATCTCATCACCGACAACAACGGATCGGCCCGGTTCAACGGACTTTACGATTCGGACAACGTGAACGTCCGGGACGTGATGATCCAGGGCAGCATCGACTGGCGGCACTTCACGTTCAACTTCGCGTTCGACAACATCGAAACGCTGGTGAACTCCGGTGCCTCGCAGATCGTGGAACTCATCAAGACCCGGCGGATCGCGGCCTTCGCGGCGGCGACGGAACTTCTCGAATCGAAGTTCTGGCAACTCCCTGCGGCGGGCGACACGCTCAGCCCGCACGGCGTTCCGTACTGGATCGTCAAGAGTGCGACGGCGGCCACGACGGCCAACAACAACGGGTTCAACGGTGGCGCTCCGTCCGGGTACACCACGGTCGCCGGGATCAGCCCGACCGACTACCCCCGATGGCGGAACTACGCGGATGCGTACAGCGAAGTCTCGAAGGTAGACTTGGTTCGCAAGCTCCGCCGGGCGATGGTGATGACGAACTTCGAGTTGGTGGTCGATGAAGTCCCGGACTTCAACACCGGCGACGATTACGGTCTGTACACGACCTACGACGTGGTCGCGGGGATGGAAGAACTCCTCGAAAGCCAGAACGAGAATCTCGGCACGGACATCGCCAGCATGGACGGCAAGGTGACGTTCCGCCGGGTTCCGATGACGGACGTTCCGGTGCTGCAAGCCGACACCACGAACCCGGTGTACGGGATCAACTGGGGCGAGTTCAAGACGGCGGGCCTGAAAGGCCGATGGCTGAAGGAAACCCACTTGCCGATCCAACCCGGCCAGCGGAACGTCAGCGCGACGCACTACGATACCTCGGCGAACTTCTTCACCCGGAACCGCCGCCGGCACTTCGTTATCAGCAACGGCACTACCCTGCCGTAAGAAAAATACGATGGTAGGCCCGGTGCGTGCCGGGCCTTTGTTTCTTCCACCGACTCGGAGAATGAACGATGGCTGTCAACACGATCGAACCGATGCGCAACAAGTCGGCGAACACCGACCGCGGGCCGACCCCGGCGGTCTGGGCGGACTGCCCGGTTCTGGAATTACTGGAAAACCCCGGCCTCGGGACTTACGACTTCGAGGACTTCTGCCGTGGCGGTCTGATTACGGCCCCGACCACGGAAGCGGCCTTGGTCGGATTGAACATCAGCGGGTTCAGTTCGACCGCTTCGCAGATCGCCTTCCTGAACACGGTGTACACGAACACGGTTCAGGACGCGGGCCGGGTGACGCTGTTCGAGACGACCGACAACGAAGCGACCAGCATCCGCTCGGCGTCCGTCCCGTACCGCATGTCGGCCGGTTTCGGCAAACTGTGGTTCGAGGCCCGGATCAAGGTGGCGTCGGTCGCCACTTTGGAGAACTCGTTCTTCGTCGGCCTGATGGAAGACACGGCTCTCACTGTGGCCGTGCCGATCACTACGACCAGCACGCTGGCGGACAAGAACCTCGTCGGGTTCTTCAAGCCGGAAGCGAACACCACCACCTACAACACCAGTTACAAGGCGGATGGGGTGACGGCGGTGAACGTGAACACGGGCGTCGGGGCGTTGGTGGCCGACACCTACGTCAAACTCGGGTTCAAGTTCGACCCGAACGACAGCAACAAACTCCGCTTCTACATCGACGGTGTGGAGCAAGCCAACACGAAGACGATCCCGAGCAACACCGGCACCGACTTCCCGGCGGATGTCGCGTTGGGTTGGGTGATCGCGATGGCGGTCGGTTCGGCGGCCAGCGATAACACGCTGACGTGCGACTGGATTCGCGTGGCCCAACTGTTCCTGTAAACCACCATTCGCCGGTACTCGATGCGGGTGCCGGCGTTTTCTCTCGAAAGGAGGATGCCGTGGCCAAGTCGAAGAAGCCCCCGATGATGAAGGCGAAGAAGAAGAAATGCGACTGCGGGGGATGCCCCAAGTGCAAGAAGAAAAAGATGGCGATGAAACGATAACCCCGAAGCGAGGAGAATCCGATGGAATCGACGCTCTCGATGAAGAAGTCGGATTTCGAGGGCGAAGTGGGATTCTTCCTCGGCTACGGCCGCGGTTCGAGCAACGGCGAAACCGCGTGGACGACGGCCCAACAATCGGCGATCACCTCCTGCGTCAAATCCGGTCTGCGGAACTTCTACTTCCCGGCCCCTCTCCCAGGCGATTCCGCCTCTCACTCGTGGTCGTTCCTGAAACCTGTGGCGACGCTGACGCTGGCGGAAGATGCAAACGAGTTGTACCTGCCCGAGGACTTCGGCGGACTGATGGGCGAGATCACGCTGTTCTCGTCGGATCAGGTGACGCCGTGGATTATCCCGAACACCGGCGAGGGTCGGATTCGTCAGGCGTTCAACTCGACGCCGACGGCGACGGGTCGGCCGCAGATGGTGGCCATTGTCCCGATGAAGGGAACGTCGCAGGCGAACTCGTCCCGGTCGAAGCTATCGGTGTATCCGACGGCGGATCAGGATTACTCGTTGCAGATGACCTACTTCGTGCTGCCGGACTATCTGACCTCGGATTTCCCGTACTGCTACGGGGACGCGAAGCACCACGAAACGATTCTGGAATCCTGCCTCGCGGTGGCCGAGAAGCGCCTCGATGATATGGCGACGGTGCATCACGCTCAGTTCATCATCCGGTTGGCGTCTTCCGTCTCGATGGATCGGATGAACCAGCCGCGGAACTTCGGGCCGAACCAGGATCGCTCCGACGCTCAATGGACTCAGGGCTACGGGGCCGGTCAATACTACAATTCCTACGTCACCTACAACGGCACCCGTTATTGAGGTATTCCCATGCTGATCGAAACGATGGCGACCCCGTTCGTCAAAGCCCGAACCGCGAACTCGACCGACTCGTCGTTCCCCTCGAAGATTCCGACCGGCACGGAACCGACGGGCACCGGCGTCATCGAGATGGTCGGCAACGGCCTGAACTCGGGGATGCCGAGCGGCAACTGCCTGCTGCTGCTGCCCTACGGCACCGGCAGCAACAACGACACGTTCAACATGCGGGTGATCGGGTGGTCGGTGATCGGCAACGATCCGATCACTCAGTTGTGGGTGCCGACGATTCTGGCCGAGGTCGCCTGCACGCTTTGCGGGGCGGTCGGCGTGGCCGGCAAGTTGATCGTCGCCGCGGAGCGATTCGTGGATACCATCACGATTACTACGGGGAATGCGGGCGTCGGCCTCGACGTGGTCAGCCCGACCGGGGATGTGATTGGTTCGATCATGGTCGATGCCAAGGGCAGCCAGAAGGTCGAGATCACGTTTGACATCGTCAGCGGCACGACGGATATGAATTGCCTCTACCGCAAATTCTAAAGGATGATCCATGCGAGGACTTCGCAGGCCGAAACTGCACGGGCGAGCGATGGGGCCGGTTCCGCCGGCGATCCCCTCGGGCACCTCTGGCCAAACCCTCGTTTGGCGAGGGCTGGATTCCACGTCTTATAACGCCGACGTTGCGAGCGGCACTCCGCAGAATTACACGGCAGTCACGGGAACGGGCTACCTCCGCAAAGGCGGTTCGCGGGTCGGGCCGAACGGGAGCGAGGCGGCGAATTGGGGCGGGCGAAGTATCCGCATTCCCGATCGCGTCACGGCGGGCAGCCCGACCACGGTGTTCGATGGCACCTACAACATTTCCGGGCTTTCGGCGATTCAAACGCGGGGGATGTTCGGCGGCTGGTTCAAGTTCGTCGGCAACGGCGGCGGCACGGTCGCAACGCGGGTATTGACGGTTTTCGGCGGGGCGGCGAGTACGACTCCTGTGTTTTCGATTAAGGCGGGATTGACGGCATCCGGTGCCCGCACCATGAAATTTCAAGGGGACGGACTCGCGGGCACAACCTCGGCCAACTTCGGCAACCTCGATCAGTGGATATGGCTGTCGTGCGTGTGGGAAGTTCCGCAGATCGTCAGCCCCTACGCGGGCACGAAAACCTACCGCGTCTATGCGATGCTCTTGGGTGATTCGGCCCCGACGCTGATTTGTGGCAGTACGTCTGCGATAGCGGATATTGTTACAGTGCCCACGCTGGTTCGCGTGCGGGCGTTGTACAACGAAAGCGGCGTCGGCACGGTCGATCCGTGGTATGGGGCGTGCGACGGATGCCACTTGTACAGCCTATCGTCATTGTCGGCGGGTGCTTTGTATCCGACCGACGTTGTTCCACCGACGCGGGCATCCTACGCCTCGTGGTTCGTGAATACGGCCACGGGCAGCGATTCTAATTCCGGCTACGGGGCATCGCAAGCATGGGCCACGGTCGCCAAACTCCAAACCGAGGTCAATCGCGGTACGGTGCTAGGCGATTGGGGTGGGATTGTCGTCAATGGCACGCCGACGCCATCGACCGCTGTAACCTCGCTGGCCACGGGGCAAGCTGTCGCGGACGCTTACGACGCGGGTAATGTGGTGAGTTACGGCGACACGATTTCCGTCGCGGGCGGCTCGAATGCAATCACTCAACAAATCAATCTGGAACAACGGTACGGCGTGACGATGCAGGCGGCGGGCGGTTCGCTCTCCGCGATGCGAAGCCTCGGTTCGTCTTTCACTCAGCCCAACGCGGGCACCTATCCGAACGTGTGGCAGGTACTCGGGAGCGACTTCTACGGATTGTACGACACGGGAGCTTACGGTGGTGTCGTGGGGTACGCGGGTACTACGCTGATGCAACCGCAAGGCGGGGCAAACTTGGCGGCGGTGATTTCGACGCTGAATTCCAACGTCGGCCGATGCTACGCCGATGCCAGCGGGTTCTATTTCAGTTCGTCTACAAACCCGAATTCCAACGGTGTGAGTTACACGGCGGGGCGGATCTGGCAGAAGGCGGGCACCGGCACGGGGGCTGTAGCGATCAGCACGGGCATGGTGAAAAACCTCACGATAGAATCGTGTCCGGTGTACGCTTACACGGCGACGACAACGGTTCCGCAGTATTGCATTTCTGGCGTGACGGGGAACGTCGGGATCATTGATGCCTGCACTGTTAGCCGGGGAAGTTATCACCTCATCGGCATGGTGGGCAACGGCACGACGGGCCTACTCTACCGCAGGAATGTGGCTTACTCGGCGATGCCGACGCTCGGCGGGGCGACGACCGACGTAGGGTACACTTCGGAAACGGCAACCTCGAATAACATTTGCAATATCTGGCGGGGATGCACGGAAACCAGCGTTCACGCGCCGGGGGCCGCGCCGGTCACGGTTTACTCGTTCGATTCGCTGTACTGGCACAGCAACGGCGGACGGACGAACAAGTGCTTTGTCAGCGAGGTGACTAATTGCACTTGGGTCGGGAATATGAATGCCTCGTTGCATCAAACGGCGGGATTCGTGGCGACGAACGTTAACTGCCGGGGAACGAGTAACGACGGCACCTCGATGGCCTACTACCGCTGCCTGTTCAACGATCCGCGAATTCAATCGTATTCCGGGTCGATGTACCTCGAAAACTGCATCATCCTGCCGGGTTCGGCGTTGCCTGCGGCGAGTGGCGTCAACCTCGTCGGCTCGATTGTGATGGACTTTTGCACGATCGACTTGCGTGGCTGCACGGTCAATACGACACTGTGGACGGGCACAACGAGCGGCACGCTTGAACTCGATGACTGTGCGGTCATCATGGGTTCGGTGGTTCTCACGCCGGGGGCCACGACGGTTCTTAGTACGTCTACCGCATGGCTCGCCGTCAGTAATCCCACGGTCAAGACAGGCGTGAGTTACAACACACTTGTCAGCGGTGGGCAGTTCGTGACCTGTACCAATTCGACGACCGTGAACCTCGATTCGGCGAGTTACTACGCGGTGCAAGCGGGTTCGCCGGTCATCGGTGCGGCGGACGATGGCGGGCCGTTGACCGACTACCTCGGCGTGACGGTGTTCAATCCCCGCAACGATGCTGGGGCGCGGGAATATTCGACGTGATCGGTGTTACAATGAATCCAAATTCTTTATGAGGAGTTAGCGATGAGTGCAGTTCTCGATCTTCAGTCGGCGGAAGGCGTCATGGCGCGGGCCCGTCCCACGGGCAACCTGATTAAGTTCGGCCCCACGGTTCCGACCGACGGAACGGCGGGGTACGCTCCGGGGTGCATCTTCTTCAAGAGCAGCGGAACGACCGACGCCTGCTTCTACCTGAACAACGGTTCGGCGACGAGTTGTGCCTTCGTCCCGGTTCCGACCGGCATCTTGGCGACCTCGGCGGAAATCAACCGGGTGGCCAAACTCTCGACCCGCGAAGTGGCGGCGGGTGCGGCGTCCCTCACGGTGACGGCGGCTCTCCACTCGGACAAGACGATCCTGCTCGATCAGGCGACCGGCACGGCGGTGACGCTCCCGGCGATGACGGGCAGCGGCGGCAAGTACCGCTTCGTCTGCTCCGTGGCGACCTCGGGCGGTTCGCAGGTCATCACGGCGACGGGTGCGCATCTGTTCGGCGGGGTCATCCAGAACAACGATACGGGCGGCTCCGGCCTGTTCGGTGTCTCGATGGCGACGAACGCCGCGGGTTCGACCACGATCACGCTCAACGGCGGGACGACCGGCGGCCGGAAGGGCGACTGGATCGAGATCGAGGATGTGGCGACGAGCATCGGGATCGTCACCGGCTTCCTCAACGCCAGCGGAACCGAGGCGACCCCGTTCAGTTAACGGAAAGTATTCCACAATCCACAACCCAACGGAGTAGCAAGATGTCGGATACCACGATTCATCAACCGCTCAGCCAACCCTCGAATACCAAGATCCTCACGGACGCGGTGGTCGAGGCGGGGAACGGACTATCTGGCTGGATGAAGCAGATCGCCAACATGACGGCGGTGGGCGTGATCGCGTTCCTCGTGATTATGATGCAGCGGGATGCAACCACGCAGGCCCACATGGATCGGGAACTATTCCAAAAGAGCATCGAAGAACTGCGGCGATCGCAGGAGTCCCGGTGGAAGAATACCGAAGAAGTTCACGGTCGGTCAGTGGAAGCTCTCGGAGTCCGAATGGATAGGGCGTGTACTTCGCTGGAACGGGCGACGGCGGCATTGGAGAGGAAAAACTGATCCCGGTCGAGTACACTAGGATCGACGGTGTAGCCCCTGCCGTTCTCAGGGGCGTTTTCGTTTGTGGAGTGTCCCATGAATTGCGTACCGATGATTGCGGCGGCGTTGGGCCGCGTGGTGAAGTTGGGGGCGGTACATCCCTCGGCGGAGCGGGCGGCGAAAACGGCGGAGCGGACGCCGAAGTTGGCGAGGTTTGCCAAACTGGACGAAGCGGCGGTTCCGACTTCGGTGGATTACTCGAAGAAGGCACGGGCCTCTCTCGACCGCATGTACATGAACAATCAACTCGGGTGTTGCGTCATCACCGGTAAGTTCCATACGGCGGGCGTGTGGACGGGCAACGATGACGACGGCAATGTTCTGCTCGGCACGGATCAGGAAATCGTGCAGGAATACAACCGGCTCAAGGCCGGGCCGGGGGATTCCGGCTGCGTGGTCGCCGACGTTCTCGATGCGTTCGAGTCGGGCGGCATCCTGATGGGCGGGCAGAAGCGGAAGATCGGCGGGTACGTCTCGATCGACTGGTCGAACCCGAAACTGGTCAAGGCGGCGTTCTGGGCGTTCGGCCCGCTGACGGTCGTGTTCAACGTCCCG